CTCTTATCAGACTGATCAGAAAAAATCATGAGTCCAAGACGTTAAAAGTGACGAGGGATCGACTAGATTAGTGGAGCAAACGCACCAAGGGCGAAGCAATGACCACTTCCTACCAAAACGATGCTCTCCTGCAGCGCGTGCTGAGCAACCTGCACGCTACTAATCCTCAGGCAGCAGCAGATCTTGAGTTCGATCTTGCACACATTGAGGATGAAACTATCGCGCAAACCTTTACTGTAACTGTAAAGGGCGAAGTTGTTACTTTCACCTCTACACTTTCTGATTCTCAAGTGCTGCAAACCCTGCGTGGGATGCGTAGTTCTTTCGCACAAGATCTTGCTGCTAAGTTTAATCGTCTGAGTGAAAAGCAATACGCTTGGGCGCACAAGTTGGCAGTTGATAATACTCAACCCCAAAAGGTTGATAATACTCAACCCAGTGAATTCGAAGCGTTGTTTAATGCTTTCGAGGCAGCAAAAGCAAAGGGTGCTAAGCGTCTGACCCTGAGATTTCAGGGTATTAACGTGAAACCCAATCGTGATCTTAGTGCCCTTTGGGTTACATCGCAGACTGAAAAGGAGCAGGGTAACTATGGTTTGCAACCCAAATACCTTGGCAAGGTGACACGTCAGCAGATTGATTCGCGTCTCTCTGATGATGTTAAAGAGGTCATTCTGAGCGCCTCTAAAGACCCTCTCACTGCTGCGATTCGCTATGGTAAGGTATCTGGAGAGTGCTCATGTTGTGGTCGTGAACTAACTGATCCTCAGTCAATTGATCAGGGCATTGGTCCTGTCTGCGCTCGCAAGTTTGGGTGGTGATGTAACGAACTGTAGGGTGCTAAGTTATACTTGGCACCTGCAGTGAATTATATTGTCTTATAGATGTTTCGTGTATTATAATTAGCGTGTATTCGTGATTAATTCGTGATTGTTTATGCGTGTATTCGTGAATTGTCAGTGTCGTGAATAGGCAGTATTTGCGATTAATTTGTTATTGTTTATATTTTGCGTTGCCCGTAAATAAAAATCGATAAGTCCCTAACCTACAGAGGTGACAAAATGCGAGCTAACTATCAATCCCACAAAAATTTCCGGAGGTAAAAAGACAGTTCTCAAAGTGTCACAGATAAATCACCCAGGATCAAATAAAGACTTATAATCTACACAACCAAAACAAAGGAGAACCCCATGGGAGTTAAATGGATTCACAAAAATGGTTATTCGCGCCCAGATAAAAGAACGCTGAAGAAAGGTGGCAAGAAAAAATAATCGCCCCTATTGGAATTTCTGGAAGGTTGTCTTTGCGGGATGGTTGATACGATATCCAGGCAAAGTATTTCGAATATTTGGAATACCTCTTGGTATATTGATAGCGACAATATATAATGCAGTAACAAAATAGAATTACTAAGAAAATTCCGGAAAATATTTTTATGACTGAAAAAGTTTATCACATTTATGCAAAGAACCAGTGCATATATCACAGTTTATCAGAGGAAAAATTTTCTGAAATTTGGGATATGTTGCACAGAATGGTTGATCTTCTTGGTAAGAGTGTTTCAACGGAAGATTTAACCTATGAAGAATTGCTTGTAAATAAAGAAGTAATTTCGAATTCTTCTCATTGACAAAAGCATATATAGACTGATAAAATTGAACTGAAGGTTTGTTTTTTTATGGCAAAAGGATTTACTGTAAAGACTGTGGCACCTCAAAAACCCACAGAAGAGTGGGATTATGGTGCGATTAAGGAACGAATGAAAGGTAAGAGTATTGTTTTCTGTCTACCTGGCAGGGGATGTTCTTATATTTTTCTCAAGGCATTTGTGCAACTTTGTTTTGATCTAGTTCAAAATGGAATGAGTATTCAAATTTCTCAAGATTACTCATCTATGGTGAATTTTGCTCGTTGTAAAGTTCTTGGTGCAAATGTTCTTCGTGGACCTAACCAGGTTCCTTGGGATGGAAAACTCGAATATGATTATCAACTTTGGATTGATAGTGATATTGTTTTTGATTCTAACAAATTCTGGCAACTCTGTGATGTTGCTCTCAATGAGGAAGGTGAGGAGCGTGAAATTGTCGCAGGTTGGTACGCAACTGAGGATGGTCACACAACTTCTGTCGCACACTGGTTGGAAGAAGATGACTTCCGTAAGAATGGCGGAGTGATGAATCATGAAACTGTAGAATCAATCAGCAAGCGTCGTAAGCCATTCACTGTAGACTACACGGGTTTTGGATGGGTATTGATTAAGAAAGGTGTTTTTGAGAATCTCGAATATCCTTGGTTTGCCCCTAAGATGCAAGTCTTTGAATCTGGTGCAGTACAAGATATGTGTGGAGAAGATGTTTCTTTCTGTCTTGATGCAATTGACAAAGGACTTAAGATTTGGTGCGATCCTCGTATTCGTGTCGGACACGAAAAGACTCGTATTATCTAATGGAAAAAACATACAATCTTTTATATAAAGGTCGTAAAATTTATACAAATCTCAGTATGGAAGACTGTACTGAGATTCTTCAAGATCTCTCAGAGCGTTTTTACTCGGGAGAAGATATTGATCCCAATCTAATTGAAATGGAGGAAATTTAAAATGGCTACTAAAGGTGGAAGCAATAAGGTTAATTTTGAACCTGGAGCACCTAAGAAGACCCGACAGGGCCGTTCTGCTCGTACATTGCTAAGTGCAACCTCTCGTAATGGACGTAAGAAAAGGTATCGAGGTCAAGGAAAATAATATAGATAAGGCAGGGGTAATTCCCTGCTTTTTTATTATCAACTTATGGCATATTTAAATCATAATCTTCCAACGATTACTTGTTATATTCGTAATGAATTTCTTTTCAACCATAAAAAAGGGCACGGTGAGGTAACTTTATGTGACATACACTCTGTAGCCTCCTTAGAGAAGCGTGTACCCCTCTTTGAAGCGTTTCTGGAGAACGGGGTGAACTGGACTCGTAGACCTATTCATGCATTCTGTTGGAAACCCGATGCACCAGTACACGAATTAGAAGAGTGTATGTGGTGGGATTGCTTTTCTCCTTATATCGATGTTCAAGTTCGTTCAAGACTTGCTAACTTACGTGCTGAATTAATCAATTATCGTGGAGAAAAGAATGAAGGAACCTATATGTTCACTCTTGATTGGTCATGGGAGTCAAAATCTACTCTGAATACTAACTTTAGTGAGACTCCAGAGCATAAATGTGCTCATTTTTTCAAGATGGACAACGGAAATTTTTATGCATATCCAAATAATAAAATATTATGGTATGATGATGCATGGACTAAGAATAGAATTACTAAAAATCCAGGTTATGAAATCGATTTGACCGAATACTCAGTCGAAAATCGTCGCAAAATTGAGACTTCTGACGATTTTATGTACGAAGTAACAAATATTCGGGATAGCAACCCCGTAAAAAGTTCTGATTTTGACGAATCAGGAGCACAAAATGGATCAAAAACTACTTAGAGAAATCGCAAACGATGATTTAAATCCCAAAAAACATGATTTTCACCACCAAAATGAAATTCACTCAAAAATTCGAAATGATGAAGACTATGATGATTGGGAATATGGCACTGAACCACTGTATGAATCAAAAAATCCCTAATAAATAAGATAGAATTGTCATAATCAATGCCTTTACAAAGGGTAAGTCAGGGATTTAAAGATATTAGTATGTCATTTCAGAGTAATCCTCTGACAAATGACCTGATTGCCCTTAAAAATGAAAACGCAATTGCTCGTTCTATTCGTAATATTGTGTTTACTTTACCGGGTGAGAAATTTTTTAATGAAAATTTCGGTTCCAGAATCAGTCGTTCACTTTTTGAGAACTTAGATTCTGCTTCGGCTATTGTTATAAAGGATGAAATTGAAAATTCAATTCGTAATTATGAACCAAGAGTTTCATTAGTGGATGTTCAAGTAAATCCAGATTTTGATAATAATTCTTTTGATGTAATTATAGTTTATAGAGTAGTTGGTATAGATGTTCCAGCGCAACAATTACAGTTCGTTCTGCAACCTACTAGGTAAATGCCGTTAGTAAATTTTTCAAATCTGGATTTTGACCAGATTAAAACAAGTCTTAGAGATTATCTGAGATCAAACTCAAATTTTACTGATTATGATTTTGAAGGATCTAATCTT